CATCTGCTGGTACTCATTCGATTCCAGTAACTGCTCGTATGCCAGGAGCTACATCACTACCAACAGCAACTGTTTCCCCTGCGATGATTATTTCACGCATGAAGCGTTTGTTGGACCAACAGCAAGTAGACTCACAAGGTCGCTGGCTGGTAGTTGATCCAGTATTTATGGAAATCCTAGCTGATGAAGATTCACGCTTCATGAACGCAGATTTCGGTGAGTCTGGTGGACTACGTAACGGTCTAAACATCAATAACTTCCACGGCTTCCGTGTGTACTCTTCGTCCAATCTACCTGCTTTAGGTACTGGTCCAGGTACATCTGGTACAGCCAACCAATTAACTAATCTTGGTGTTATTGTTGCTGGACATGATTCTGCTATTGCTACTGCAGAGCAGATCAATAAAACCGAAACATATCGTGACCCTGACAGCTTTGCTGACATTGTTCGTGGTATGCATCTTTACGGCAGGAAGATTCTTCGTCCAGAAGCTATCGTAACTGCTCGTTATAACGCAGCGTAAGGGAGGATATAACTTATGGCTACTTTTGATATGACTCTCGCTTCTACTGCTGGTGTTGGTGCAGACGTTCTTGCTGTTCCAACTGTAGTAGGACACACAGTACGCACTCTTGAAGCAATCTTAGATATTGATGCTATGATTACTGCTGGTGCTACTATCGCTAACGGTGACATCTTTCAACTACTAGAAGTTCCTGCTGAATCAATCGTGATTGCTGCAGGTGCTGAAATCATGAAGTCTTTTACTGCAAGTTGTACTTGTAATATTGACTTTGGTGGTGGGGATGACATCATTGATGGTGCAGCACTAGATGCTGCAGCAGGTACATACCTTGTAAAAGGTTCTAACGGTGAAGCTAACATCGTTAACACAGGTGCAGCTTCTACATATGCTGCAGAGTCTTTGGCTCTTGTGGGTGCTGCTGATACTGTTGATGTTACAATCGCTGGTGCGGCTGCTGCAACTGGACGCTTACGTGTCTATGCAGTAGTTGTTGATGTTTCTGCTGCTCACACTGAAGCTGCAGTTGCTCAACGTGACTTAATCTAAAATAACTTTAGGGGCTGCTTCGGTGGCCCCTTTAGCTTATCCAAAGGAAACATAATGGCACTTACTTTTTTATCATTAACTAATGATGTTATAGCAAGAATGAATGAGGTAGTGCTTACTTCTAGTGATTTTACTTCATCTAGGGGTATACAAACACAATGTAAAAATGCAGTAAATGATGCTATAAGATACATTAATCAAAGAGAGTTTGGTTATTCTTTTAATCATGCCTCTAACAGTTCTACATTAACTCCAGGTGTAGCTAGATATTCTGTACCAACAGATACAAAGTCTTTAGATTATAGTACAGCTAGAATTAAGAAAAGTGCAAGTTTAAACGCAACAGGTAATAATCTTACTAGTTTAAATTACTATGAGTATATTGATAACGACTATGCTAATGAAGAAGACGATATAACAACTACAACTCTTGATGGTTCTCATACTGATTCCGTAACAACTCTTACCCTAACCTCTGCTACAGGCTTTGATGCCTCTGGTAAAGTTTATGTTGGTGGTGAAGAAATAACATACACAGCCGTTTCTGGAAGCACCTTGACAGGTTGTACCAGAGCAGCTAACAGCACAACTGCTGCTGCATATGCAACTGGAGTTACAGTAACACAGTTTGAGGGTGGTGGAATACCAAGACAGATTATACGTACACCAGATAACAACTATGTTCTTTACCCCTATCCAGATAAACAATATACATTAGTATTTGATTACTTTACATTCCCATCAGATTTATCTGCACATGGGGATACTACAACTGTGCCTGACAGGTTTGGTCCAGTAGTTGTAGATGGTGCTACAGCTTATGTTTATATGTACCGTGGTGAACAAAGTCAATACCAATTAAACTTTGAAAGATTTCAACAAGGCATAAAAAATATGCAAAGTTTACTTATTAATAAATTTGATTATGTAAGATCACCTATGATAGTCAGACCAGGATCAGCCATGAACTTTAACTCTGGGGTTGTTAGTTAATGCCAGATAGTTCTCAAGTACAACCAGCAGCATTTAACTGTGAAGGTGGGCTAGTTTTAAACAGGTCCACTTTTCTTATGCAACCTGGTGAAGCTTTAGTTTTAGAAAACTTTGAGCCTGACCTTGAGGGTGGTTACAGAAGGGTTAATGGCTTTCGTAAATTTGTTTATCCTATAGTTCCACAAACCTCTAGCTCTAGTGAAAAGGTTTTAATGGTTGCTAACTTTGCAGATAAAGTATTAGCAGCTAGGGGTCAAAAGATATTTTCTTCTGCATCTACTGAGTTAAGTTTAACAATAACTTCTACTACTGGTATGACAGGCTCTGGTACAATTACAGTAGACTCTACTGCAGGGTTTGCTTCTAGTGGTACAATACAAATTGGGTCAGAACTGTTTACCTATACTGGTGTTACAAGTACTACATTTACAGGTGTAACAAGGGCAACATCCAGCACTACTGCAGCTACTCATCTTTTTAATACTGTGGTGTCTCCCTCTAGTTGGACAGAAATAGATTCAAGTAGAACTAGTGCATCTAAGTATTCTTTTGAAAGATATAACTTTGATGGTAACGATAAGATAATATTTGTAGATGGTGCTAATGCGCCTGTTATATTTAATACATCTTTAACTGCTGCAGATGTAAGTGAAAGTTCTGTATCTGGCTCTAAGTTTGTAGTTGCGTATAGAAACCATATGTTTTATGCAGGTAAGTCTACTACACCACAAGAAGTAGTATTTAGTGAACCTTTTGATGAAGATGGTTTTGAATCAGGTGATGGTGCAGGTAGTATTAAAGTAGATGATACTATTGTTGGACTAAAAGTTTTCCGTAGTAATCTATTTATATTTTGTGCAAATAGGATATTTAAACTTACAGGATCATCTCTATCAAACTTTGCAGTTGAACCTGTAACAAGAAACATTGGTTGCATTAATGGTGACACCATACAGGAATTTGCAGGTGACTTGATCTTTCTTGGTCCTGATGGATTAAGAACTGTAGCTGGTACTTCAAGGATTGGTGACGTTGAGCTTGGTACAATATCTAAAAATGTACAGTCTTTATTTGATAAAAACATAAGAGACTCTTCTCTTTTTGAAAGTGTTGTGATACCTGATAAAACACAGTATAGAATATTTTTCACAAAAGATACAGTTGCAGACAATCTAACAAGAGGTATTGTCTGTGTTATGAGGGGAGATAAGTATGAGTTTTCTGAAATACTTGGCATAAGACCTTCCTGTACTGATACTTTTATTGATTCAGGAGATGTAGTTGTACTGCATGGTTCATTTGATGGTTTTATACACAGACAAGAAAAAGGCAATACTTTTGATGATACAGTTATCTTTGGAAGATATAGAAGTCCTGATTTAAGTTTTGGTGATTCTGGTATAAGAAAACATATGCAAAAAGTTATTCTTAACTTTAAACCAGAAGCTGCTATTGATGCAGATTTATTTTTAAGGTATGATAATGAAAGTGTTGATTCATCAAGACCTGCCGCATATGCTTTAGATACATCTAAGATTGCTGCACAATATGGTACTGCTACTTATAGTACCTCTTCCTCTACTACTCAGTTTGTTTATGGTGGTGGTACACAACCTTTACTAAGACAATCTGTAGAAGGATCAGGATTTACTGTTGCATTAAAAGTAGATGATGGTGGAGAAACTGCACCATACTCACTTAAAGGTTTTCAGTTAGAATATCAATTAGGAGCTAGACGCTAATGGGAGCGACATACACAAGACAATCTACGTATACAGATGGTGATATAATTCAAGCATCTAATACTAACAATGAATTTGATCAACTTTTAGCTGCCTTTGCTGCTAATACAGGTCACACACATGACGGTACTACAGGTGAAGGTGGACCTATTAGTACGTTAGCTGGACATGGATTAACATTTGGTGCTGGTACATCAGGTACAGATATTACAATTACCTTTGATGGTGAAAGTAATGATGGTGTATTAAAGTGGATGGAAGATGAGGACTACTTTGAGTTCTCTGATGACATACTTATTGCTACTACAGAAAAGTTACAATTTCGTGATACTGCTATTTATATTAACTCTAGTGCTGACGGTCAGCTTGATATTGTTGCAGACACAGAAATACAAATTGCTGCTACTACTGTAGATATTAATGGCCTTGTTGATATATCAGGCAACCTATCTGTGGGTGGTAACTTAGATGTTACAGGTACGTTTGATCTTAGTGATGCTAACTTTACTAATGCTGGTAATATTCAACTGGATAGTATTTCTGGTGATTCAGATACTAATACAAGTATTACATTTAGTGGCTCAGATGTTATTACAGTTGCAACTGGTGGGTCTACTGCCTTTACAGTAAATGCAGATCAGTCTGTAACTTTTTCTGGTAACGTAATAATTGGCAGTGCAAATATAGCAGAAGCAGAATTAGAAATACTTGATGGTGCTACTGTTACTACTGCAGAACTTAATATTCTTGATGGTGTAACAGCTACTGCTGCAGAGATAAATACTTTAGATGGTGTTACTGCAGTTGTAGGTGAACTTAATGCTCTTGACTTAGGTAGCACTGCTATTGGTACTGCTATTGCTTCTAAAGCAGTTGTATTAGATGCAAACAAAGATTATACAGGTATACGAAATCTCACACTAGCAGGTGATCTTACTATTGGTGGTGATGACCTTACAATGGCTACTAATACTGCTGGTGCTTTACTTATTGCCGATGGTACAAACTTTAATCCCACTGTAGTAGGTGATCTATCAGAAATATCAACCGCTGCTAATGATGATGTATTTATAGCTATAGACACTTCTGGTGGTGGCCTTAAAAAAATTAGTAGAAGTGCTATTATTGCTGGTACTGGTTCAAGTGGAGACTTAGCTAACATAGTAGAAGACACATCACCACAACTAGGTGGAAACCTAGATACTAACTCTAATAATATACTAATTGATGATGCACATTTTATTGGTGATGAAAATGGTAATGAACAAATTATCTTTCAAACTACAAGCTCTGCAGTAAATCAAATTGATGTAACAAATGCAGCTACTGGTAATGGTCCTATTATATCTTCTACTGGTGGTGATACAAACATTAATCTTAATTTAACTCCTAAAGGTTCTGGGGTTGTTATGATTGATGGTACTGTTGGTATTGATACAGGTAAAATTGATCTTAAAAATAGTGGTACAGCTTCTCAGATTTTATTCTACTGTGAAAGCTCTAATGCCCACGCACAAACACTACAAGGTGCTCCACACTCTCAAGGAGCTACAAATACACTTCTATTACCAGATGGAGGCAATGGAACATTACTGTCAACAGTCTCGACTGCTACAATAACTAACAAAACTTTAACATCTCCTAAGATTAATGAAGATGTAGCAGTTACCTCAACAGCCACAGAGTTAAACCTTCTTGACGGTGTTACAGCTACTACGGCTGAATTAAACATTTTAGATGGTGTTACTAGCACTGCTGCGGAAATAAATATAATAGATGGGGGTACTTCTGCTACATCAACTACAGTAGCAGATGCAGACCGTGTTGTTATGAATGACAACGGCACTATGGTTCAAGTAGCTGTAACAGACCTTGCTGCATACTTTGATGATGAAATAACTGCAATGCCTAACCTTATAACTACTGCAGCTACTACGGTAGGGGCATTAGATTCTGGTAGTATTACATCTGGGTTTGGCACTATTGATACAGGTGCTTCTGCTATTACTACTACAGGTCTTATATCTGGTGGTTCGTTAGACATTGATAATGTTCTTATTAACGGTACAACTATTGGTCACACAGATGACACAGACCTCATTACATTAGCTGATGGTTTAGTTACTGTTGCGGGTGAAGTATCCTTGACAACACTAGACATTGGTGGTACTAATGTAACATCTACTGCAGCAGAACTAAACATACTTGATGGAGTAACTGCCACTACTGCAGAGTTAAATTTACTAGATGGTGGTACTTCTGTTGGTAGTTCAATAACAGTAGCAGATGCTGATGGTTTTGTAGTTAATGATGGTGGAACAATGAAGACTATTCCAGCAACAGATATAAAAACTTATGCTAGTGGTAGTTCAGCTACTAAAGGTTTTGCTATAGCAATGGCAATCGTATTCGGATAAAGGAAGAAATAAATGACCGTAATTAATCTAATTAATGTATCAAGCATTACACCTACGACAGTTGCTGGTGCGATAACAACA